GTGCTTCTTTGATAAGGCATTTTAGTTTAAGTTTTTAACCTCCTGTCCAAGGCTTACTTGCCCAGTAACCTTCACCACCTATAGCTGAACCCATACCAACTGTAGTGGTAATACCACCAAGTATAGGACCAAGGATAGAAGGTTTCTTAGGAGCGTTTTGTTTAATTGGTCTGATAGTTTTAAAGGAAGCGGCAGGTGCCATTAAAGCGGATGTAGTGATACTATTTTTAGCACTTGTATCAGCAGCAAATTGATCTAAATCAATTCCATACCTATTAATACCATAAGCTCTTGTAGCATCGAATACCGTAGCATCAATCTGAGCTTGTTCAAAGCCAAGTTCTCTTTCAGCTTGGCCTAATTCTAATAACATTGATTGACCAGATGCCATACCACTTGCTAATACAGTACCTTGAGCCTGTATAGCCTTAGCTAAGTTAGCTTGGCTAGCAAACATCTGTTCATTTAGTTTTTCTCGAAGCTCTTGATCTGCACCTTCTATTGCTCTGTTAGCTTCAATTTGATTTATTTCTTTTTGTTTGAAATATGCTTCTTGTGATGCAACATCAGCATTTAGCTGTGCATCAAATACATTAAGTTTTTGTTGGTCATTGTAAGCGGATATCTGTATATCATTAATATATTTCTGCCTAGCCATAGCATTAGAACGGTTAACAGCATCGACTTGTGCTCGATGTGCTCTGTTCTGCTCTTGTATACCTGAGATGGCTGACATACCACCCATTGCTGCAGAAAATATTAGGGTTGGTTCGCACATGTTTTTATAAACTCTATGAGAGGGACACCATTATAAACATGGTAGTTAACAAATGTGAATCCAAGTAATTTAAGTAATTTAATATGAGACTCATTCCGCATATCTGCGTGATTAAAAACATAAGGATTGGATAAACTATTTACCCAGCGTTTAGCTTCCCGTACAAACGTATGTGGGTACTCTGTGCTGGCCTCAGTACAAAGCATCCATATAACATTCTGGGGGGTAACACCTGCCACTCCAGCAGCCTTGCCGTTGGGAACCTTAAAATAAACACAACTTCCATATGCGGAATTAAAATATGATTGGATACAAACTGCTTCAGCACAGTATCCTGTTGTCTCTTCTACCTCACGTCTATCTTCATAGCGTAAGTTCAACCCCACACTTAGAGCTAACTCTGGAGTGCAGGGTTGAATATACTTACCTTCGTACATGTCTTCGTTGGTTATAGTTGCCGTCCCAGCTAGCTGAGATTAAAGCGGTGGAAAATGGGTCTGGTATTTTTATTTGTAAATTATATTTAGTATTCTTCTTTTGTATAGGTACTCTCACAGACTTATTTAATTCTGAAGGTACATTACCAAAGGTAGCTAAACCAGCTTTCATACCTGATTCATATTGAATGTAATCATCAAACTCTTTAGTAATTGTACCAGCATTATCAACATAAGAATTTTTAGCTGTTAGATGGAACTCCATAGGACCAGATACACCTAAATCAAAATTAATACCAGATATCCTTAATGAACCATTTGTATCATATTTATTAGCATCAAGTGCTAAATGATAATCTGGTAGTTCAACTGTACTAGTGTACGCATAACCTACAGCTACCTCCCATCCAGTCATATTAATATTGTTAAAGGTAGCACTATTGGTACCTACAGAATCAGCTTTAACAACCATCCCTACGCTTGTACCATTTAACCCAACTGCATAAAAATTAGTAGCAGCAGTAGGTGTATAGTTTAAAGCTAAAACTGTTTTCTCAGGAGCTGTTGTAGTTTGATCTGTATATGTTATAGAAGTAGGTATATCCATATTATCTAAACAAGCTTCAAACCATCTAGCTGTGTGTAATGGTGAACCTACATTGGCTTCAATACCACCTACAGTATAACTTCTACTATCTGTTGAATCTGTTACATACTCATGTTTACATAATATAAAATCACTACCTTGTTTAGTTACTACATAAAAACTACCAGCAGTATAAGTCATATGCTGCATAGTACCTGTTAAAGTCCAACTGTACCAAGCAGACTGATCTCTTCTCTCTCCAGAATCGAAGTATTTATAATGATAAAGCTCAGATGAATTTTTCTTACCAAAAGTTACAATACCTAATGCAGTAGAGTTAGCTGACATTGTAACATCTTTAGGTATATATTCTGGTACAACTCTAGTTTGTTCTAGAATTTTAGGTGGTACATCATCATCTAGTATAGTTGCTTCATACGCTCTAGTAAATGCAGATACATTAGAAGTAAACATAACTGATGTACCCATATCTCTAGGTTGTAAAGAAGCATCACATTCATAACTAGCTACTTTTTTTAATCTAGCAGTTTTAGGACTAAAAATATCTGACTCAGTAAATAACAAGAACTGTCCGTTATCACTAAACATCATTATCCCTTTTTGTATAGGGAGTACATGATTAATAAACGCAGGTTTTATATCTGATACTGTAATATCAACAGGATTATCATCACTTGATGTAATAGCAGAAACAATAAAAAAATTAAAATAATCTCCAGGACGACTTAGGATTACTTGCTCATCAGCAATAAGTCCTAATCTATTTCTGTGAAAAAATATTTTCTGGATAGTTTTACCATTAAAACTAGGGAATGGGTTAGTTATATCATCACCTACTTCTCTGTATTTCCAATAGTTATCATTACCATCAGCATTAGCATTAGCTTCATCTAACTTTTTAAAAGTAAAAGTACCATTACGGTTATTAACTAAAGCGTGTGGCATGTTAACAGGGTTTAAACCCTTAATCATATAGTCTGCTTTAACTGTACAGTTACCACTTGATATAGTACCACTACTTGTACCTGTTACGGTAAATGTATTAGCGTCTATTTTACTAACAACAGTGAATTCACCATCTACTTCTTCTTCAGGGTTGCCTGTAGTAAATTCTATAAAAACTTTATCATGAACAACATGTGGATGCCCAGTTTGGGTAACTGTAACAGTAGTACCACTTCTAGTATATGTACTACTGACTCCTGAAGTAGAGAAGTTGTCTGGTCTAACACACTCTTCCCATTTACCTGAACCACTTGTACCATTATCAGCTATAAACTTTACATAATAATTATCAGCCTCTACGTTTTCTGTGTTAGCTACTTGTACTATATAACCATGTTTACATTGACTCGGTAATCTACTTACATCTTGAGTGGTATTACCAAATACACTTAATGCTTCGTTAACAGCTCCCCCTAAGAAGTTTACATTTGGAGCATCAGTACCATGTAAAAACAAACCTGAACCAATGACTTCACCAGTAACATTAGGTAAATCAGCGTTAACTTCAGTTTCTAAACCTTTAAGTATACCAGCCATACTAGCCCTACCTTTAGCAGGACTTTCTGGTGTTTTGTAGTATGCTATACCACTGATATCCATAAATGTTTCAAGCTTTTCTACAGCTTCTACATGAATTCTATAGTTTCTACCCTCAACGTTAACATCAATATGACATGCTTGGGCAGTTGCTTTATTTTCTGTTCTAATTATACCACCATTTTTTAAAGTGACTTGTGCTGTATAACGTGTGTTATAATCTTGAACATAACCAATAAACTCAGCTCCAGTACCTGAACCAGATACTGAACCAGCACTATCACCTTGGTATTTAGCAACTGAATTTGCTACAAATGCTGCAGCATTAACTGTTAAATGACCTTCTATATCCATTGTAGCTACCTGTCCGTCAGGAATAGTTACATCTGAACCAGTTCCTTCTGAAAATGAAAAACCTATCTGCCCAGCATACCTACCATCTCCTTCAGCATCATCCCATGTATTACCTATCTGACTACCACCTATAGTGTTAGTATAATCTACTCTTAGTGATGTTACTCTCCAGTATTGTTTAGCAGTAGGTGCAGTACCTGTGTATAAAACATACTCTGTGTTATAAGCAACAGTGTCTAACCTAGCAAAAGCGTAGTTTCCACCGTTGATAGGACTGTGAGTAGAACCATCTGTAGTAACCGTCTTTTGCGGATTAGTGATAATTGTATAGTCTTGTATTGGTTGAATACCATAAGGTTTAGTTGTACCTGTTTGTTGCATATAAGTGAATAAAGTATCACCGTCATCATTAGTGAGACTTTGCTCTACTCCAGTCAAAAGGTTCCAAATCCTTATAGGTTTGGTACCAGAATAACTAGCAGCAGCAGTCATTTGCACTAGAAATTTTTCATCCCCATCTCTTAGTAGCTCATACCAATAACCATCTGCATTAGCATTGGTAAGTGTTTTTACAAATTCTCCAGGAGGACGTTTCATCAACCCAAAAGTTACGTCAGGGACAGCATTATCACATACTCTTAGCTGCCCAGGAAATTTAATTGTGTCGGGTTGTTGAGATACTCCCCCTAGAAAGTTAGGAATACGTTGATTTACTGTTGGCATTACCTTCTCTGTAGAACTTTATATGGTCGGTAAACAGTGCTTGCATTTGTTCTACCTTCTTGGTTATTGAAGATATTGTAATCACCTTGAACAGTATCATACTCCAACGCTACAGCCCTTGCTTGGGCTTCATCTGCTGAAATGAGTTCTGCTGCCTGTGGGTTGTTTACCATGCGGTTAGAAGCGATCCTTGAGGCTCTGACGGTTATATAGTCTTGAAATACCTGTGGGATATCGTTGAAATTTATCATCCAGATTATATCAACATATATTTTACCACCAGATGTATTGGTAAATTCAAAAGTATGATCATGTAAATCATATAATTTTTGAATACCACTGTCAGTTTTTCTAACAGTATCAAATGCGTCAGGGTGTCTATACCTATTAAGATCTATTTGTAGTACATTATTAGGTATAATACAATGATCATTAGAATCTAATGTAATAGGATATTGTGTTTCGGTATTGAATTTCCACCCTTCTGCTAATATCTCACGGCAGACTTGCTGCAGAGTTTTCTGTGCCATAACCACTTCAGGGCTTTGTACACTTAAAGTATTAACAGGTGACTCTCCAACACTCATCAATATAGAGTTTACTGCATCCAGTTCGGTGGACGCTCCATATGATATGCTTGCCATAAGAATAAAAAAGGGGGCCGAAGCCCCCGTATATAATGAATAAAAATCTACTATGAAGTAGTTACGTTATCAGGATAAGTATCACCAAACGTAGCTGGCTTAGTAGTTGTACCTGCGAACAGTTCAACACAAGCTGCTGGGTTAAGGAAGTCGGCTCCCATAGCGAGTCTTCCAAGAATTACATCACCTTGGTAGATTACGTTTATGTCTCCGCTTGTTACCTGAACCTGTGGTCCCATTGCTTCTACAACACCTGCACCTTCTCTTTGGAAGATAAGTCCACATGATTTATCGAAAGCAGCTGCACTACCGTAGTTACCGTTGGTACCGTCATCTGTACCAGAAATAGCTGATTCAAGTTCACTTGTATTACCTACAAACGAACCTTTGTTACCAGGATCTACAGGTTGGTTAGTACCAGTTCCGTATAATACACCGTAGTTACCTTGGAAAGGTATGTTCATTGATTTGAAGATCTTAATGCCTGCAATTTCAATGATACCGTTACCACCTTGTAAGGCAGTTCCTTGTACATCACGGTTGATTAGACCATTAGT